TTTCTCAAGCAACTCACGCTTGACGGTCTCGTAGTCTTGACCCTTTTGACCGCCAACGCCCATCATTGCACCGACAGTAGATGCAGGGAGGGAAGAGGCAACCTTTGCGGCAGTACTGGCTGATACACCCAGCGAAGCCAATCGAGCGGCGGCGGCAGGCACAGCGGCGGCAGGCATTAACGCAGTACCAAGAACCATTGGAACTATTGAGCCAGCACCCTGCGCAAGGGTCTGTAATGGAGCTTCAGCAAAACCACCAAGGACAGCTTTAACCTCTTCTAGTGTATTGCCTTCAGCTTTCTTTTTAATTTCTTGACGGCGACGAATCTCAGCTTGACGCTCAGGAGACATAGCCTCGCCAGCGGCTTCTTGAAGACCGCTTAAGCCTTTAGAGACAACGTTACCAGCACCAGCTATGTCAGTGAGTGCTTGCGTACCACCACCTACACCTTGACCGAAAGACAGGGCCAAGTCTTTAAGGGAGAAACCAGCGGCTTTCTTTTCTTCTTCTTGATCAACTAACCATTGGTTATTGACTAGATAAGCTTTTTGACCTTTGTCGTTAGAAGCTGTCTTGGTAATTGGCAACCACTGATTGCCAACCAACGCAACTGTTTCACCTGTATTTGGGTTGGTAGCAGTCTGTAGTGCCATGCTTAGTTCACTCTAAATCCGGGGGGTGGAGGTACTGTACCAGATGCGCTTGTAGCGGGCAATGTATCAATGCCAACACCGCCACCTTGACGTTGCATATATTCTCTAACTTCTTTGTCCCTAGCAGCTTTCATCTCAACGTACTTGGGATTTTTAGGGTTCAAAGACAAGGCTTCAAGCAAACCATACTTCTTGTCAATGTCTGCAATACCTTTTTCAATGTTTTTCCGGCGAGTAACTTCGGCAGATTCCATCTGTCCCGCAGCACCAATTTCTGCGGCTCTTTGCATAGCCTGCTCAAGAGTCATCTTCTTGCTTGGGTCAGCCGCCATCAAAGCTTTGGCACGGCTCATCAAGTTGTCGCGGTCTTGAGCGCCAATCTGGGCAGAGCGAATCTGATTTAAACGGTTCTTTTCATTCTCCACAGCTTGTGCGGCAAGTCTCTTAGCCTCATCATCAGATGAGTTAACAGATTTAGCGGCATCAAATGCTCTCTTGAAGATTTCATCACGCTCTTTGGAAGTGAGGTCAAACATGCCCTTTTTCTCGGCATACTGAGCTTCAGACTTCTTACCGCCCAACTCAAGGATCTTGTCCATGAGAGCGTTCTCTTGCTCTTCAAGAGCCAAGCGTTTCTTTTTCTGCAACGCACCGCCTCTAGAGCCTGCGTCATACCAAGTCTTACCGCCTGCTTCGGCAATGTTGTCAAGGTAATCCATCAAGCCTTCAAAGCCGGACTTGGGCGCTCTTTGTTGTGCTATTTTTTGTTTACGAGCCTCAAGCTCTGAGGTGGTCTTGTCATAGATAGACAGATCACGGTCACCAACTTCTTTCTTATAACGCTCACGCAGTTCCTGAGCTTTTGCTTCAGGATCTTGGTTCATCATGTCAGTAAGCTTTTTGTAAGCAGCACTTGTAGAAGGAATACCAGCCAAGCCTTGTAAAGCACCGGGCATAGGTGCGCTATCAGCGTTTACACGAGTCTGTGTTTGTGCAGCAGGTCTTTCCCGTGGTGGTGGGGGTGTGCCGGGTTGTGACCTAGACGCTGCATCTGCGGCGTTAAGTTGACTGCGAATAGACGCAGTGGGAAGTTGTTGGGCAGGCAAAGAAACAGGCGTTCCTGATACTTGAGGTTTTTCTTTCTTAATTCGTTCGGCAACCTCTGGAGCGGCTACCTCTAAGAATCTCATTTTCTCTTCTGCCTCTTGCTCTGCTTTTTTACGTGCAGCTTCTCTGGGGCGGTCTGCCAATATGTCAAATGTTTCCGATGAATCACCAGCATCGCTTAAGCTACCGGAGACCAATCCTTTGCTTTGGAAGTGCTGAACCCTGCCACCATCATCAAACCCAATAATGCCACCCTCTGCATAGCCTCCGCCTACGTTAGTCTCCAGCATATCAAGACCTTGTGGTTGCTCTTCAGGCTGTGGTGTGCCTACAGGCAAAGTTGGAGGCTTTTGCTGTAAACGCTGTTGCTCACGAGCCATCTGCATCAAACGAGCTTGAATAGCTTGTTGTGCTTGGGCTTGCGTAGCTTGCGCTACAGTCGGCATGTTTGTAGGAATTTGCAAAGCTTGATCAATTCCGACAGAATTCTTGCCTTGGGCAATGTCGTTTAAAGCCATCAACTGACGCAGATCTTTGGGGATCCCGCCGTTCTGTTTTTTGTCTTGGTCTACTTTACGTGCCAACGGCGCAGGGTTGCCCTGATACGTAGAAGCAATCTGATTAACGGTTGGTTGTGTAAACATTTAGATGTCCTTAAGCGGGAACTTTAATACCAAGTGCTGCCAACAATTCGTTGACCGTTTTTGCACCTTTAGAGGCTGCGACAATTGCGCTCTCTGAGCCTGTGTTATACGCTTGAGAAGCCAATGGTAGACCTTGCAATAAAGACTGTTGGAACTGAACCATCTTATAAGGGTTTGCCCTAGCTTCTTCAAACTGCGCTCTATCGGCTGCGATGCCTTCAGATTCAATGCCACGTTGTGCTGTACCGGCGGCAAGTTGTTGAGCCAAGTTTGCCAAACCAACTTGATTCTGTTGCACACCTAAACCACCCTGAGTGGTGGCGGCTTCTAAGCCTGTTTTTAAACCTTGAAGCCCATAACCTGCGCCGTATTGATTTTCTTGCATCTTGCGATTTTGGTCGGCATTAAATTGCGCAAGAGCATTTTGGTATGCCGTATCGTAGCCTTTGCCTGTGATGCCTGCCTGAATATCAGCCAAATTACGCTGGGTTTCCGTATTCATAATTGCTTGACGGCCACCACCATAAGCACCTGCGGCAGTCATCTTGCCTGCGTTTTGAGTTTGTGTAATTTCCGATTGACGACGAGCCGCTTCCAACTGTGGAGTCAGTATCTTGTCAAGATACGGATTCATGTAGTTTGTAAGCTGCGATGAATCAAACGATGATGTCGTTGGTTTATAAGCAGCTAAATCTTTAGCTTTTGTGGCAATACTACCAGCGGTGGTAGCCGCATTGCCAATACTTGCTGGGGTAGATAAGCTGCTTGCATTGGTAAACGCAGATGAAAGGAGAGGACTTGTGCCCGCAGTCAAATCACCGGTATATGCCTGATAAGGCATGTTAGCCAAAGCTTGGCCTTGACCAAGCATGTTGGTTACATACGGGCCTGCCCAATTAGAAAGGTTGGACTCTGTACCTGTATAACCTGCGTTTAAAAGAGAGGAAGTGGTAGGGCCACCTGTTTGAAAATGCTTAACCCTGCCGCCTTTGGCGTATTTAGATGCGGCCAGACCACCACCCATAAATTCATCAGGATTGATTTTCTTGCCTTGTTTTTTTGTACCTGTACGTGCCATACGAATTTTGTCCATCATTTGGTAAAGCTTTTTGGCTCCGGCATTAGAGTTACCGTTACCCATGTGAGACACAACATCCGCAGGAATAACAAATTCACCGTGACTTAAAGCTGCCGGTTGGTTTTTGCCAATCCGCGCAGGAATTTTATCTGCCATGCCGTCTGTACCGCCTTGGAGATAACGGCCTTGAGCTATGCCACCTGCGGCCAAACCGACCTTCTGTCCTTGGCTGTCAACAACGCTGCCATCACGAGTTCTAAATATTCCACCGCCTATATGGACTTCTCCGGGAAGAATAGGAGTAGAGCCAACTACTTGCCGTTTAGCGGCGGCTTCCCCTGTATCGGCGGCGACTGTTTGAGTAGTAGCGGCGGTGTTTGTAGAGGCCGTACTAGGAGATGCTGGATAACTGCCCACAGGATTATCAATTGTGGTTTGACTTGGCGCTAGACCTGCTGTTTTTTCATAATTAGCAACCCATTCAGGGGTAACGTCCATACCACTTGCATTAGCCACTGCTTTCACAGCGGCATAACCACCATACTTATTAAAATCTGAAGTGTTAGCCCCGGTAGTAGTGGCTTTGTACATCAAATAATTAGCAATCTGCGGAGTTAAACCGGTGTTATTTACCGGAGTTGTACTGCCGGGATAAGTTGCTGTTAATGTTGCCGTGTTTACAGGAGGGGCTGTAGTCGTGACATTTGAAGTCAATCCAACAAGCGCCGCAGCCTTAGCGTCTTCTGCGGCCTTAAGAGCATCTACTTCAGCTTTGGTATTGAAGTATGTAACGTCACCACCGTAGTTAATGCCTTGACCGCCAGCACGACGGGGTTTACCGCCAATCATTGCAGGAGGCGCGGTGAGCATGTTGCGGCCAGCATACAGCGTTGGGATGCCGCCTTGGTAGCCTGCGCCTGAGCCGCCTTTATTACCTTGATTTGCATTAAACCCAGCTACAGCACCGCCAAGCAATGTTGCAACTTTGCGAAAATCTACAGCGCCATTGGTGGTGTACAGATTCTTAGCAAACCCAGACAATTTGTCTATTAAGCTTGGATCAACAGAGGCAACATTGTTATAGTTATCTGCGGTAGTGCTGTACAAAATTTCATTACCAACAGTCCTGCCGGTATCGTCATAAAGAGGATTGTCGTTTAAACCCATAGTATTGTCTACAGGTAAGCTTGTAACCGGAGTACCGCCACTGAGTGGATCGTCTATATCAACGCCATATTCACTGCCATAAATTGACATAATTAACCCCTTAATAATCTTGCAAGAGCATCTATATCAGCAGATGCTAGGTTTTTAGGCGCTCCAAGCGCCCTCAGTTTGTAAGCAACATCTCCGCCAAACAACTCTTCCATCAATTTTATATTGGCATACGGATCTTGGCTAGGGGCATTTTTTGCCTCAGAAGCAGGTGTGTCCGTATCGGCAGTTTTCTTGGTTGGGGTTGTCACTTTTGGTGGTGTAACTTTGGGCGGCGTTACTTTAGGCGTTGTAGCCGGTGGTGTAGTGGTTACCACGTTTGTTGGTGTAGGTACAGTATCAAGAGTTCCTATTGTGCCTATTGGCCTAGGAGCCGTCATAACCAACTCGGGCACTTCTTCATTTGGCGTTAATACAGGATCCAAAGCTCCCACAGTGCCGATTGGTCTAGGCGCTGTCATAAGCAACTCCGGCACTCCATCGCCGGTAGTAGTATTTTTAATTATGTCTAAAATTTGTTCATCAGAAAACGGGCTGCCCGCCAAATCATCTGCGTTATTGATGCCCATAGACTTTAAAAAACTAGCTATGTAGTCGTCAGATTTGTCGCTTGTTGTGGCCGCAATTTGATCTAAGTCGCCTTGAGACTGACGGAACAAAGATATATCGTTAGCAAATTGACCGCTACCTAAAAGTTGGGTTATATCTTGTCGTACAAGCCACGCATTTGAGACAGGATCGTAATATGCACCTTCAGGCTTGGTGTAAACCGTCCTACCCGTCACAGGATCAACAGACTCAATCTCTTCGTCAGCAGACATTAAACGAGCATCAAAAGGAACATCTACGGTGCTTGCGCGTTTATCGCCTGCAAAGATTGGCATACCGGTTGCCTCAACTCTGTATGGAGAATTTCCTGCGTCAGACATTGTGTCGGTGCTTGCCGAAGCCAACTGAACCCCCGGTGGCAATTGAAATTCTCCATCTACATCTGTACTTGCATCTGCTACTTTCGTGGCTTTGCTTGTGTTTTTCATTGCCTGTTTGCCGTAAGTCAATGCCGCATTAATTGCCTCGCCGGGAGAAAGCTTTCCATCATTTAAGGTAGACGACACAATGTTGGTAACAAACCTTTTCTCTGTGGCGTTTAAACCATTAAACCCCGGAATCTCTCCAAGGACTGCGTTTGTTGCAGCTCCCACGCCTTGGTTTAACAGAAGGTTTTCAATGTTTACTTTGCCTTCGCCAGCAACGTACTGCCCCGCAGTTTTCCCAACAATATCTGCCCCCGTCTTGCCAAATATGTCTTGTACGTCTTTGGCAAAGTTTGCACCTGTCTCGCCAAAAGTATTTGTATCAATGCCGGTGTCAGTCAAGCCTTTAAACGCCTCTTGCCCAAGCTGAGACAAGATGTAGGACTTGGCAATATCTTTTGGGTCTTTGCCCATAGCTGCGTTTAAAGCAACAGTACCCATAGGGCCAAAATAAGCTGCGCCAATCTGTGCGACGGCGTTAAGTATGGGGTCGTTGCCCAGCAAGTTAACAAGATCGTTAGAAGAAGCACCTGTTGTGTAAAAGTACGGGTTGCCTTGGTCATCAAATTTAACACGATAGGCCGTGTTGCCTTTGCCTGCGTATGTACCAGACCAAGCATTATCTACACCACCGCGCTCACCGTAGTCATTGAGCAAACTTTGACCTGTGGCTTTATTGCCAATAATTTTTTGTGTGCCTATGGGCGCAACGTAGGCAGTGCTATCACTTCCACTTTCGCCGCCAGAAACAAACTCAGTTTTAACTAAACTAGGGTCAACTGACTTGCCATATTGATCTACGTATCCTATTATTTTGCCGGTTAGTTGGGGGTTTCCATACTCGTCTGTACTGCCCTCATTAACATATTCAATTTTTGGGGTAACAGCAACATCAACTGTTTTATCCACCAAGCCAACATCCTTAATATCTTTAACTCCGGATGCATACAAGTTTTCAGCCATAGCCTTAGCATTGGCTTGGGCAGAGCCAAAACCCTCTCCGCTCCACTTAGATGTGAGGTTTTGAGACAAAATCTGTTGAGTTAATTTGTCTACAGTTGCGGTGTCTAAACTGTAATCTTTGCCACCAAATTGTTTGGTATAAAGGTTTAAAGCATCAAGAGCATCCGCTGAGGCAGGTGGTGTTGCTCCAGCAACAACTGCGGCGGGTGGTGTTGCTCCAGCAACCACGCTTGGGCCTCCCACTACACCCGCATCAGCGCCTCCAACTACACCAGCAAGAGAGGCGGGTGGGATAAATTTAAAAATATCTGCACCGGATACACTTGTATCTTTGGGGGTTGCAGCAGGCGCAGAAACACTTTTATTCTCATAGCCTTGAATAAGCCTTTCCAAATCACTAAGCTCATCCGCCTTTTGAGAAGGCGTATCAACCCTTTGATAATTTTGTAATAACTTTTCAAACTCTGTTAGTGCTGCCATGTTTAAACCTATAGAGAAGTCTTAATACGCAACATCTGACTTGTGTCTTGAACCCCGTCTTGGGTATCCCTGTACACATCACCCAATCTTAAGTTGGGTAAATCTACTTCTGTTGGTAAGGTATTAATGTTAATGTTTAACTGTGCAATATTGATAGGCTGAATAGCGTTTAAACGTTGAAAGAACAAATTCAACACATTCAACATCTGGCCCATATAAGCAGCGTCATACTCTGGCGGTGGAGCCGGTAGGCGAGGTGGAGCTTCTTGCATAAAACTCATGAGTTACCCCTTCTGCCGTCTTGTTTAATGTCAATACGAGGTGCACCCAACTGCCATGTAGTCCCAACTTGGGACGATTCCATCTGGAATATTAACTGCCTACCACGGACACGGATATACACTTGCCCCGTAAATTCCTCAATTGGAGCGGTGGCAATACGTTGAATTGATGCGTTACTTGTGCCTGCGGTTGAGCGTGGGTCAGTGGCTCCTGAGCCTGAGTTCTCAAACGGGATTAACGTCATCGTGCATTGAGGCGTACCACTGTTAGAGCCTCGGAACGTCAAGTCAGGCAGAACACGCCAGATAAAACCAAAGTTATGACCGTCATCAATGTCAAACTCAGAAGAACTAATCAAAGCCGGAATGGCTGTAGTTGTGGCTGTAGAGTTATCGTCCACACCAAGCTCATGGTTGACCAAGTTATTGATGTACGTGGCCGCCAAGGGGTAGTTGCGTAAGCCTGAATCAAGCCACGCAGAACGCTCCATAGAACCGTAGTACCAGATGTCTTCTAGGTAATTGTAAATAACGTACCTATCTACGGTATTACTACCAGCAGAACAGTAGAACCACCAAGCTTCGTTAAAGCCTTCGTTGGTTCCTGCAAACACTTGCAATGCCTGCGTCAGGTTAATGTCGCTAAAGATGAACTGACGGAGATCACAGCGCAGGGTCTGAACACGGCCATCGTATTTGTAGAACTTATCAATACCCATCCAATAGACCACGCCGGAAGCCAAACAGACTGCGTTCGGGCCAATGATTGAGACATTGTCGCCAAGTAATTGAGAAGCCCAAACTACGGGTGGCCCTACGTATTGAAGCGAATAGATGGCGGAGTCCGTAAACACCACGATCTCTTGACGCGCTTGAATAGAGGTCACAATCTCAGAGCCGTGCGACAACTGTAAGCTACCTGCTTGGTTTGTCGGGGCAGGAGTCCAAACAAGAAAGTCTTCTTGATCCGACCAGCGAATCAGCATGGGGTTCAGGGTAGAAGAACTGTAATCATCACAGCCAAAACAGAATACAAAACGGCTTGCGTCTGATACAAATACAGACAGCACCACAGAAGGTACGTCTGCGTCTGCTCCCATAATGCTAGACACCAAAACTGCACGGGTGTTTAAACCGGTTGTTTGATCCCAATAATACAAGCCACCACCACGGGGGTTAATCAGCAAGTCTTCACCAAAGTTAGATTGACTCCACAACCGAATAGAAGATGTAGAAGATCCGCCTGTACCCCACAAGCCAGCACCCCAAGGGCCAGCACCCCAGCCTATAAGCGGGACTGCGTACTCAGGGCCAACGTTAATTTGATAAGCCGCAACAACAGAAGCACCGCCGCCGGGAGAGCCTGAAATAGCAGTAGCGTTTGGCGTAACTGAAATAACAATCGTATAGGTATTGGCATTAATAACCGTGACTTGAAATTCTTGATTTAAAACTGCCGCTGTAACGTTGGTTCCGCCACCGCCAATAGTTGTTGCTCCGCTAAAAGTTACAAAATCTCCCGTCACGCAACCATGAGCCGTGTCTGTAACCGTGACTGTAGTAGATGCCGTTAGCGCAAACGGGTTGTTGTTAATGGTAGGTGCAGGAACTACACGCAAGGGTGTGATGTCGTTATAAGACCCACCGGATTCAATGTAAAACTTTAAGTTAGTGCCCACACCTACAAGGTTGGCTCCGGTTAGCGTGACCCAATTCCACAGTGAACGGCATACGCCCTCATAGGTTTCGTCGGATATGCGAACCCAACCACCAATCTTTTCAGGAGTTCCTGCGCGGAAACGAACTTTTTCAGATTCATACCATCCACCAGCCGCATTTGTGCCGGAATTTACAGACCCCAAAGCCTCGGATGCGTACCGTGTATTTTCTCGGTTAACTCCCGGACGAAATAGAATCTTTTTTAATGGCATTGACGACCTTTATTTGCTGGCAACGCCTTTGGTCTTCTCAAAAGAACGCATACCGGCAATGCCCAAGATGCCTGATAATATCACCCATAGCTGGTCTGCGTCTAGTACCGGAGGGGGATCCATACCTACCGGAACCCAACCCATAGCCTGCAAGTATTTCCAACACCACTGAAACAGCGGATATAGCAAGAATTGATACCCCATAGCCGCCACACCGATCCAACCGATGGCCGGTCTCCAGCCGCTGACAAACACGCTACTAGACGAGGCTTCTATTTTGTTGACCTCAATCTGCGCTAGGTCTGTAGCTTGGTCAATGCGCTTCTCTTCAAGATCAAGCTTACGTTGCTCAATCTCCATCTCCATTTTTTCTTTGTCGGTGGTAATTAGGTCGCCTGCAACCTTGCCCACGGCTTCAATAATAGATCCAACGGCAAGCAAGCTCATTTCAAACCTTTCAATGTGCGGTTTAGCCAGCCCTTGAGGAACTTAACTTGCACGGGATTCTTGTTGCATATCTCAACGTAGCGGGCAATCTTAGCCAAGGCGTAGGACTCTTTAAACCGTTGACCGTCTGTTACTTGGTTAAGTTTCTCGATGGTCTTAGCACCAATACCGCCATCAGGGGTAGAACCAACAATCAACTGAGCCAGCTTTACAGCCATGCCTAGCCCTGCGTTTACACCAAAATTAAAAATAGTGTTAGCCACTTCTTGGTTTGCAATCTCGTTACCGCGCATCTTGTCCCAGAACTCCACACGATAAAACTCACGCACCATAGGTGTCAGGGAGCCACCAAACTCTTTCTTATCGACAAGCGCCCAGCCATTCCATTGTGGGTTCTTGTTACGGGCAATGCCAGCATAGGTCATGCCGCCCGTGTCGCCGGGAACTTCATGGAGGACGTAGCCGCCCTCGTCCTGCATCATCTGCTCAAAGGCTGGTTCAAACTGAGCCATTACTGTTTACTCCTTGAAAGCATGGTGGCTGCAATATCCATCATGGTTCTTGTTACTTGAATGTCGGCTGGTTCACTATCCCAACCCACAGTAATCTGGCCTACAAATCTGTTTGGGTCGGGTGGAATGCTAATTCGGCAAGTGTATGCAACCCCTTTGGCGATATACCACAAACCCATTTCGGACTGTGCTGAACGGTATTCCCCGCAAGGTATCTCACTAGCCATTAGCTTCACCACATCTGCGTTGTTGGCTGCGTTCTGAGTAAACAAGCCCACATCCAGCCCATCATTGGTTTTGTCTCGGCCTTCTTTGGTGTAAGCGCGATACAGCACTCTGGTTCCAAACATAGGGTTTACTTTAAACACAGCAACAATGGTGGCGTTGGTGGTTTTGAACAAGTGAGCAGCAGCGTCTTCTACCCTGTCTTCAACAATGCTTGGCATCTTCTTGGACTCTTTGTACGCACCCATCAGCAGTTCTTGGTTCTGCCAAACAAAGTATCCAGAGAACGCAAGCACCGCCATAAGTATCAGCGCAAACAGTTTAAACGGGCTATCCACGTAGGACAGCACCTTGCTCAATATGTCTGCTGGCTTTTCGTCACTCATCCTAGTCCAATCATTCCAAGTAGTTTGTTCACAATCTTGTCCGACAAGTTATCAGGCAGGAACTGTAAAAACCCAAGCACCCACCAAGCAATGCACAACCGCACAAAGACTTTAAGGAAAAGGTCAAATTGCTTCTGGTACTCATTCACCGCCCACATCCTGCTTTGCCGCACATATTTTGCAACTCAGTCAATCCGAAAGCAATCAGCGTTACAAGAAAAACAATTGCCAAGCCTGCAACTAAGTAAACCGTCTGCTCTTCCTCGGCCTCCTTTTGCTTCTTTTCTTCAAGCCGTAGCGCCTTCATCTCTTTGGCATCTGCCAAGTCCATCTCTGCTTGACGGGCTTTAATCTTCTGCCATACGTCAATCTTGCCTGTGGTCATAAAGAGCATCTTTAGCTCTTCTTCAAACGCTCTGGCTTGCTCAAGCACCATCTCAATCTGTAACGCGGCTCCCATGTTGGAACCCTTTTTGGAACGCTTGGCCTCGATCATCGCCTTGGTAGCGGTGCTCCTAGCATCAAACATCTTGCCGATCATCGGGGCAAGACCGCCTAAGTCATTGGCAACCTTGCTTGCCTTCTTGACCATGCTTATGGCATTTTGTAACCCATCTAATGCTGCTATGGGATCTATCAAAATCATGACCATATCCAAATAATCGTAAATGTGCCCCACATAATGAAGCACACAACAAAGGCCGCCACAATCAATGCTTCAGCCCAATCTTGCATAATTATCCCTAGTACGTAGATCTTGAGTAAGGGAATGTGTTGGCATTAAGCGCATAACCTTCAACTGTTCCGCGAGCAGTGCTTGTACTAAACGAAGGATATGACGGATTTGTAATGTTAACGGTCACGTTACTAGCGGAAGCTGTAACGGATGTCAGCACAAGTTGTCCCGCATTAAATGACCCAAATACACCACCAGCAATAGGGTAGTTAAATATTGCGCCGTTACGAGGGGCGTCTTGGGTTCTTCCAAGAACAATAATACCATTTGCGGTAACAGTAATTCCGGTAACCCTTTGAATAAATGAGTTGTTTATTCTCACTGACCAAACAACATCTCCGTTTGATGGATTTATTCTCATTAACAGCGTACCTGTTGAGTTACGCTGATCTTGAACGGCATATAAAAAGCCATCGTAATAAGCAATGTACGTGTCTGAACTTGTTACTCCCGATTCAGAATACTGTTTACTCCAACTTATAGAAGTAATAGTTGAATTCATTTTACAAATCTTGCCAGCATTACTTGACATGTACATATTGCCAGAAGGGTCGGAAACAAACCCCCACGGAGTATTCATGCCACTAAGATGATACCCATTTGAGCCATTAAGAGCGCCTGTTGTTTTATTAAATTGCATAATGGCCCCACCAGCGGGGTTTCCCGTCCAACCGTTTACTTGAAAACACCAAGTTGCGTCAGTAAGGGATAAGCCCTCCCTAAATGCCGTCCAAAAATTATCTTGGCTTTGTTGCCGCCAATATTTAGAAACTACTGTATTGTTTACAAAATCTAACATTACCCAATGCTGATCGTTTGCACCGGTTTCAGGATCAATTAATTGTGAGCGAACACAGTATGCTTGGGACGTAGATGCCGAAACACCTCCTAAAAATGCATCAGAATTTAGGTTTACACCGTGAACTACGGATTGAATAAGTGAGCCATTGGATGATAATCTTGCAATACCTCTTGTTTCTATTTTATAAAACATAGGTACAGTGTCATTTGCAAATGCATGACCGTTCCCATCATTCATAGTTCCCAGAAATATAGGGTATTCACCTGATCCGCCTGATGGGGATGTGCAAAATGAAACAGCGCCTGTTGTGTTTAAAACATACACAAATTGTGAATTACCTAATCTGCGTAGTGAGCCAATTAAACTGCCGGTAGATAGTGGTTGAATGCCATTCAGTTGTACCTCAGTTCCAGAAGTAGGCGCAATAAAGTAATACCACCCCGAAACATTAGACGTACCGTAAAAATTTTGGATGCCAAGTGGCCCACTACTAGGCACAGCACCGTAAGTGCCAGATGTGCCCGCAGGGACTAACCCCCCGCCAGCGTAATACTCGTTTAAACCAATTGGGTTTGAACCACCAAACTCAGTTTGGATGGTAGTCATGGATAGTGGGCCAGATGATGGGATAGCCATGTGTAATCCTCAAGGTGTGCCGTAGGCAGTTACGTTCGCAATGGTTATTAAGTTACCACTGCTGTCCATGCTTGCGATTGTAGTTGCGCCGTATTTAAATACCAACTTACCGCCGGATTCTTCAATACTAAAGTTTGTTGTTGCAAGCTTGGCTACCGTGCCGTTGATGTTCCCCGTACCGCCGTTGGCTGTGGGCAACGCACCGCTCAATGTAATGTTAGGGGTTGAACCGCCCGAGGATGCCAAGGGGGCGGAGGCTGTTACGTCTGAAACAGACCCTGTGCCGGAACCTGCTCCAATAGCTGTACGGAAAGCTGTTGCATCCAACGCAGAGACTGTATTGTCTGCATTAAATCGGGGAAAGGTAACTGCGCTTGGGTTTGTGATGGTAAAAAGATTACCGCCCAGCGTAGTTGCACCAAGATTGGTACGTGCGCCAGAAGCTGAAGATGCTCCCGTACCGCCTTCTGTTAGTGCTAAGTCTGTGCCAAGTGTCAAGGAAGACATATAGTTGATTGCGTCAACTACGTCTGTACCATTGTTATAGACCATGCAGGCTTTACCCGCAGGGATTGCTACGCCTGTTAGACCGCTAACTTTAACCGTGACGGCAAAGCCACCCACAGAGTTATTCAAAATGATGTACGGCTTTTGAATTGCGGGGACGTTAAGAGTTGCCGCGCCTGTCAGCGTAGCTGTAATGTTTAAACATGCCGCTCGGGCATTTTGGGCTGCGTTTGTGTTGGTCAACGTTAATGTACAAATGTTAGTACTAAAGTCGGCGGTAAGCAAAGTCGCCATACCCACAATAGCCTGCTCAATTGCAGTACCCACGTTGGTATTGACAATTGGCCCCCATGTGCCGTCATTGCCACCTACCTCAATGATCTCAAACTTTAGGTTGGAATACGTGTTTGACATTTTTAACCTTCAATAAGTTTGGCGACCAGCGCCTCAAGTTTGGCAATACGCTCTTCGTGTTCAGCATTAGCAGCCAAAGCCAAAGCACTAAGCTTCTCGTAGTCTACCGCCAATGATCCGTCTGGTCGAGTGCGAACGGCAACAGGAAATTTGGCTAATACGTCTTGGGCAATAACACCAAAATCAGCTTTTACAATAAAGTAACCGTCTTCGCCACCGTGTTCTTCAATGTACTCGGCCTTCCAATCAAACAACTTGCCACCAATAGCCGCTGCCGTAGCTGCCGCATTAGGTATGTTACGCACGTTTTCTTTGAATTTAATGTCAGAAGAGTAAAACGCAGTTACGTTGTTGGTTGCACGAATCTCGCCAGCCGTCCCGGAACCTGCTGTACCAACACCCAGAGAATTCATCTGGAAATTATTACCTGTGGCAGTTGCATTTGCGGTTGTGGCCGTGGTTGCTGTAGCAGCGTTACCTGAACACGAGGTAGACGAACCGTTGATGTTCATTGTCTGTCCGGACAAAAGTGTAGCAGCGGCGGCTGCTGTAAAGCCTCGACCAAAGTTGTCCGAACCGTTTGTTCCGGTAAAAGTGCCCATGCCGCTGGCGTTGGCGCTGCCCGTTACAGGAAATGTCCCTGTTCCGTTGAAGTAAACAGCATAAGCGTAACCACTAGCGTCTCGCAAAACAATTTGATTGGCGGTAGCTGCCGTTGACGCTGTAATTGTTGCGCTATTAGCTTGACTAGTGATTGAGCCTGCGGTTGTTGCAGTTGTTGCATTTCCACTCAAAGCCGCAGTAATTGTGCCAGCAGAAAAGTCGCCTGAAGCATCACGAGCTACGACTTTAGAAGCTGTGTTAGCCGAAGTAGCATCAACTGCCGCAGTAACTGTAGAGCTACCGTTGTAGCTTGTACCCGTCAAGTATGTGCCAAGCGTCAAAGCGTTTAGGTTAGAACCTAACGCCACGCCTGAGATTGTTCCGTTTACCCAGCTAAATCCCGAGCCGGTAAAGTTTAATACTGTGTTTGTGCCTGAAGCCGCAGTAGCAAACGATGTGGTTCCAGCCGCAGTTTGATATGGAATTTGATTAGCCGCACCGCCAGCTAAGTTGGTAGCCGTTGTTGCGCTCGTAGCCGCACCATTTAAAGTTGCTGTAATAGTGCCTGCTGAGAAGTCTCCAGAGGAGTCCCGTGCAACAACCTTAGAAGCAGTGTTTGCAGATGTGGCATCTACTGTAGCCGTGACAGCCGCAGAGCCGTTGTAGCTTGTACCGGTCAGGTATGTGCCCAAGGTTAGGGCGTTAGCAACAGAACCTGCTTGACCAGCAATAGCGCCTGTTACAGCAGAACCGTTGATTGCAATCGTAGTGTTAGTTACAGAAGTTAGTTGCCCTTGGGCATTTACCGCAAACACAGGAACCGAAGAAGCCGATCCGTATGTATTGGCTGAAACAGTAGTATTGGCAATATTAAATGTGTAGGTTGGAGACTCATTAAGTCCTGTACCAGCCGTGTAGGTAATTGGCGCAGAGAACTGTTGAAAAACAATTGGCGTTGTACCAACGGTGATAGGAGGGGCAGTCTGTTGCACCCATGCAGTGTTCAGGTTGGCTACACCACTAGTGACTAGGAAAAAGTCACCTTCATCAATTTGATTAACGCCCGTTCCTACAGTATCAAAGTCTGTAGCGCGGGTCAGAATGTAAGGCGTTCCAGCGGAACCAACTTGTGTCACAACATACACGCCGTTATTTGCGCCAGCTACTTCATTCTTAACAAGTATGCGTTCCGCAACAATAGTAAGCGTTGAGTCCACAGACAGAGCGCCGTTAGCGTTTGCTGTCAGCGTTGCCCCTACACCGGATGTTCCGTTGTTGTATGTATTAGCTGGTAGTGCTGCGGTTGTTGCCAAAGCAACGGCTTCGTGGAAGTGGATGCCAGATGCAATAGCGTCGGCGTATTGTTTGTTAACAATATCTGTATTGCTAGTTGGAGCGGTAGAAATTGTTCCGGTAGTCAGTGCCGCAGACGTAGCTGTAATTGCACCAAATGCGGTTTGGGCTACTTGCGTACCCGCTTCGTTTTGGTACGCCGACCGTGAGGATGGGTATGTACAAAAGACATCTACTGCGCCTGTAAAGTTAACCAACGCCCCGCCATTAGAAGACGACAGAGGTGTGGCATTACGGCTCAATGTTGTGCCAGAAGCCGTGTATGTGCCGTAGTTAACTTCCCATGCACCAGAGCCAGAGTCAACAATAGCAAAATACGTTGTATTTCCGTTACCAACTGCGGAGAATGATTGAAACCCAGAGGCTGCGCCACCTAGCGTAATCGTGCCCGTGCCCGGTGCGGTAGCGGTTTCTTTGACCCGATCTTTTAATACTAAAGCCATGATAAATCCTTAAGTCGGTATATTTTGCCAATTTGGGTCAGGTGGCGTTTGATCAGTTGGAATAGTGCCCCAAACCAGCACATTACCCACGGAAACAGTTAACTGTAACCCTGCTGGGTACACGTTTGCAATTTTTAGTTTGTCGTATGCATCTAAACCACTTGCCAACTCAGCCACTGTTGCATTAACAGATGTTGTGGCCGTAGCCAATCCGTTACCCGTAGCGGATTCAGATACGGATACTAAAATTAATAAACCGCCAGCGTTTGTGTCAGACCCTGTAGCAATTTCAGCAATTGCCGCTAACACCGTGGTTATGGCTAACTGAGCGTCTGTAGCTCTGGCTGCTTCTGATATTGAAGCCAATACAGTGCTGATTGCTACTTGTGTAGCTGTACCGGTCACTGTTTCTGCTTGGCTTGCAACCAATGTAGAAGCTATAAAATTTTGAACAGCGGTGGCGGTTCCGCCTTCAGCACGAACCGCAGTCATGATGTTGTTTAAACTAATAAACGTTTCAGCCGCTGCCGCTGTTTCTGCAATGTTTCCGCCCAACAAGCTCTCTTGGGAAACAGAATCTAAGCCTGTAGCAGATTCATTTAACGCAGAGGCAAGCGTTTTCCCGCCCTGCGAGGCGAAGGGTGCTTGGGCAAATGCAACATCTCCAAACACCGCAGTACCTATTAGGCTGCGTCAAGCGAGAACGTGTAAGTTACGTTCAGTGTATCGCCGTTATCAACAGTCTTATCACCACCGGTAAAGTCACCAGCCGAGAACAATACACCTGATGTTCCGGAAGCTGCGTTTGTTAACAAAGCGCCAGCAACCACAGTACTGTTAACCAACATGGCAAAAGATGAAGGTGATGCAGAGTTTGTAATCACAGATGGATCAGCAGTTGTTGCCGTGCCAAATGTAACTGCCTTGCGGTTACCTGTGTATGCAGTACCGGGAACTAACTCAGTCCAACCTGCGTGTGAAGCCAAAGTATCGCCCGCTGCAAACGTTGTACCTGAACCGGGGCCTTGAACTAAACCCAAGTACCAACCGGCTGTGTAGCCTGAGCCTTGAAAGTACTTAGCATTCATGTCTTGCAAGCCTTCGTTCACAACCAAGTTGTGGAAGGTGTCAGACCACTTTTCAACGCCATCAGCGCCTACGCAAGTAACGGTAAATATACCGCCAGCGCCTGTACGCTCAATGGAACCTTTGTTTACGATCAAGCTTGCTGACACGTTGTCTTGGGCTTTTGAAGTTTCTGTACTCATGATAAGTCCTTAAGATATGCGCACGATGGCGCTGTTCGCATCGGCAGTTGGGAAAATGATTTGAAAAGTGTCGTTGGTTACCGTTTTATCAGCACCAAAGTCCAACACAGCGACGGATTTGTCACCCTGCGTTGAGTTGTATATTAACGCACCACGAGCAGTAAAAGAGGCGTTAGTCCAGCTTGTATTTGAGAATGAAATAAAAGCTGTAGGTACTGCGCTTTGATTATTGCCTGACGTAGGGAATTGGCTGATAACTAGCGTATTGCCGCCGGTTGTGTACCCATTGCCGTTTGCTACTTGGCCCGTCATGCCTGCCGTGTAAACGGTAGTGCTGGCACTTAGATCTGCTGCGGCTGTAAACAGTGCAATCTTGAATGTATTTGGGGTTGTAGGGCCAAAGTTGTGGATAGCTTGAAGAAGCTCAACCTTGCAACTTGTGGTTACGGTTTGAAGAATGCTCATGATACTTGTACCCTAACTTGACCGTCGCGGTAAGCGTCAGCCCGTTGTTTGCCGTCACCCAAGTTCTTGAGCAGGGCAATAGCCTGCACATAACGATCTTGAGCTACTTTCATCATATCGGCCTCTTGACGCATATAAACAAATGCTTCACAGATTGTCCCATATAACAGCGTGGAATCAAAGTTATCTCCAAGCCAAGTTGTACCAGCGGTAACAATAGACTCGGGGTAATAGTAATAATGCAACTCAGCCATGTACGCTAAGTTAGGTGTCGGGCCAACAATGAACGTCAACTCATTATCATCCGCAGATTGCGGGCCAAAGATGGCGTAATGTTTTGGCTCACCACGGGTAGCAGTTTGGGGATACGCTTCACGGATGAAGTTCACATCTTTGTTTAGCAGGAACAAGAAGTCGCCTTGGAAGATGATAGTACCTGAGACTGTCCCTGTGTTTGCTTGCGTCAGATAAACCGTAGTTCCGGTTACTGCACGAACGTAAGTTCCAGACGGAATGTTTGCATTAGAGACCGACTGCCCTACAGCGATACCAGTAGCATCCGCTACAACAACCGTAAAAGCACCGGAAGTGCCTGTGGCTGTGGTTGTGATGACAGGATAGATTGACAGGCTGTATGGCGACAGGAAGTCATATGGACAAGCCAAGTACTTATTGCCGGTATTCAGTGAGCCTGTCACGTTCTTTCTCAAGTTGGCAATCTGCACCGTGTTATAGATGCGTTGCTCCGCCTGACGGATAAATGTATCCATGTCAGTCGTTGGGAAAGTGTTCTCGCAGTAATCAGTTACTGCGGTAACAAGCTGGCTGTAATTCATGCCATCGGGCCTCTAGACATAAAGCCTTTGGTAGCCGCACCTGCGCCACGCATTTTGATACCAGACGTTTTAGCGGCTGGTTGTGAGCGGCGATACACGTTGCCTACAGCCATATTGACTGTGCCAGCATCACTGTGGTCAGGGCCAGAACCGGGATTGTCAGTAGCCTTAACAACTTTACCCGTCATGGTATGAGGCGTAGCGTAGACTTCGGCATCGCCAACTTCTTTGCCCATCATCTTTTTGCTAAATGTAGCCATAATTAACCTCGTTTCTGTGCGGCAATCTTTGCCAAACCACGACCCATAGTCTTCATGTCAGAGTTGGTTTTACCCTTACCCTTACCTTTTCCGCCCATCATTTCTTTTTGGGAAGGGCCGCTAGTAGGGAAAACTTGAACATCAGTTTTACCCTTTTTTGCAATGCCATCGGCTGATTTTGTGTATGCCATATTAAGCTCCTATCTGTATCGTTACTGTACCAACTTGTGCAGCTAATGCCAAGTAGTTTGGCGTTAAAGCTGAATCAAAAAACCTAGATCCGCCAACCGGATTCCATCCCCACTGAATATCCCGTGAACCACCTCCGGTGTACCCGTTAGCGTTTACACCAGAAGTTACATATGTTGTATCCCTACGTGGGTTACGCAAAGCTTGAGGATCATCCACCGGGAACGTGCCCAACATTAACTGCGGCTGGTCAGGATCCCAACATTCCGGACAGACTAACAGTTGATACTTACGCTGCTTAATGATCTCTGTCTTAAGCTTCTTAAGTTTAAACTGCTGTCCACAGCGATCACACATGGCAATCGCTATTTTGCCGGATGTAAACCTATTTCCCATTACGTACCACCAATAAACTGCTGGCGCGGAACAAACCTAACCGCAGCCTTCTCTCGGTCTTCACCGGCTGCAATCTCAAATGTTTCGTCGTAAATCTGTTTGAGCATCTGAATGCGAGGCATTAACTCAGGCACTTTAACGGCAATGTGGTACGCCAAACCTGCAACAACGCAGGGCAGGAAACGGAAGTTCATATCAGCTGTTTCTACACCACCGCCTGCATCTTGCACTCGGCGCAGTCTCCAATACACAAATTGATATGGAGTGCTGTTATCAGGAGTAGGCCATACGGTTACTGCGGGTAGTTGAGGCACAAACACCGCTGTACCTACGTTATGAGAAACCGCAGTTGTATTGTTCTGACCACGGTACACACCACCTAGGGTATTACCTGTGACGTAGGTGTAATAGATGTCTTCGCTATCAAGACGGATAAAGCCTGCCCCAGCTAACCCAACCACCGAGTTAAGGGTGATCGTCGTTGCCGTGGAGGTGACGGCTGTTTCAACCACTGATGCAGTTGGATTAACTTCGCCCGAAAGGCGCTGAATCCAAACTTGGATGGGTCGGGCTTGGCTGAGTTTGTTTGGGATTGTGGCATACGTAGAAACACTAATACGTGTGATGGTTAAGTCAGCCTGCGTAGAAGACGTGTTCTGCCCCGTGCGGATAACATGCTCAAGCAAGTCAATGGTATCTGTAGGCAGAGCATACGTGGCAAGTCCCGGAGTTAGGTTGATTACACCCTGCTCCATAGTCCACATGTTGATGCCTTTGTTCTGCCACTCTATGGTCATTAGGTTCATAGACCTACGTGCTGTACGCAAGTCATAACCCGAACGCATTTCCCGCCCAGCCCTCTCCCACGCTTCCTCGGCAATCTCCGTGAAGTCCATATTGAAGAGCGTTGAGCCGGTAGTGGTCATCTAAATCCTGCCGTTTTCTTTGCTATTGTTTTAGGTTGGGCTACAAACTGTTTGCCCGCCGCCTTGCCTGCGCGTTTGGCTTTGGTTGTAGCTGCGTACTCAGATGATGACAAAGACTTGATAGCCGCTTCGGGCAAATACCGCTCCCCCGTCTTGCTAGATGGTTTGCCAGACTTAGTGCGCCATTTCTGGTCGCCCCAATCTTTAAGCGATTTTTGAGGGGCTTTCAATCTCTATATCCTCCACCAGCTTCCTTGTATTTTTTAGCTACAAGTTGAGCTTTACGAGCAGACCATTCACCAGCGCCTGTACCATGCGTTGCCGCAGCTTTTACCTGAGACACAATTCTCTTACGCAAATCTGGCTTGGTATAGTTACCAGCAGCATTGACTTTACCGCCTTCGGCATACTGCGTAAAGTCGGTATCATCCCGGCGAGCCTTACGCTTGCCTTTGGGCATTTTGCTAGGGAGCATAGCACCCATTCCACGGCTTGCCATCATTTGGGATTGCCTTTGGCTTTCTTGGCTAGAAACAATTTATCAACCATTTCTATCCGTTGAGGTTTAGTTGTAACCTTGTTAATAATACCCAAACGTTTGGGTTTACTTGCGCCGTAAAACCCAGCCTTCTTTAAAGACTTAACTACTTTAGCAGTTGGTTTTACAGTTGCCATATCAGCATTTTCCACCGTTACGCATGGTAATCATTGTGCCTTTAGTTTTACCCTTGGTAGCACAACCATCAGCACGATTGGAAGCTGTGCCGCCTTTAGCCATTCTTTTTACAGATTTGCCATCAATATCTTGGGGCACAGGCATACCTTCACGAAACACTGTATCTTTAGGTGTAGACTTTTTGGGCGGTGGCATTTTAGGCGCAGGCTTTTTAACAGCCGGTACACCTTCAGGGTCTGTGGGTGGTTTACCCATTTCAGCAGTATAGATACCGCCTTCAGCGTATTTTTTCATACCTTAGCACTTTCCGCCGTAGTTCATTTTGACCATAGTGCCTTTGGTCTTGCCTTTAGTGGCACAACCATCCGCACGACTAGAGGCGGAAGAAACAGAGCCACCGCTCTTCATGCCTTTAGCACGAGTTTTTAGTAGTGCTTCTTCTTCAGGACGACGACCACTTCTAATATTTTTAGGGTCAATAAGTCCTTCGTCGTCAAAACGAGGGCCACTTCTAATATTAGATGGATCAATAAGCTTAGGAGAACTCGACTTAGGCTCTTTACGGCGTGTCAAACCTTGTTTAGCATTTAAGTAATCACGCAAATTGTCATAGCCTGATTTAGCTAATTCTTCTTTGGTAACAATGCCAGCTTTTTTAGGCTTTGGTGATGGCATAGCCGCAGGAGGTGCGCCACTATTGTCGTCTTCAGGCATAGTGCCTGAGCCGGGTTCAATAAACTCGTAGTTATTGATGTTTGGCTTCATGTTAATTCCTTAGCAGGCTCTGCCGCCCTTGTTCATGGCAATCATTGTGCCCTTGGTTTTACCTTTAGAGGCAATACCATCACGGCTTGATGAGGATTTAACTGAACCCATCTTAGATGGAGCCATACCGCCTTTGGAAAGCTTGGTCATTTCTGCGCCTTTGTGCAAACGGCCTTCGTGTTTGTTTACAGCCTTTTGCATCATGGACTTGTCCATCTTGACATCTTTGTGAGCCATGCCACCCTTAGCCATTTTGCCCTTGCCGTCAGCAGCAAAGTCAGGAACCATTTTGCCGCCCTTGTTGACCATAGTCATACCACCGTCAGCATATCCACCCATGTTCATCTTTTTCATGTCGCCACCTTTAAAAAATTTACGGCCTTTATCAGCCTTTGAAAAATCTTTTCCCACGGACTGTGGGACTCCTGCTTTCTTGGCGAACGATGGGTTATGAGCCACCGCCTCCATGAAATTGTGTTGCTTCTTACTTGTGCTCGGCATCATCAGCCTTTTTGAATAAGCTGGTCAATCTTTGCTTCAAGCTTGTTTTCTT